CTTCAGCAATAACTGTTTCGTTTACGGAGGGTTCTTCTACAGCTGATGATTCTACAGCTACTTTATCTTCTTCAATACTCATTTTAATATCCTTTCTGTCACAGACAGAGTTGTGTTAAATTTATTCTAGGGAACATCCCCTAATATTGTTTGATCGATTGATGTTACAAACAACAATCAAGGACCGATCCCATACCAGCTTTTGCCGTCAGGAATTGGTGCTAATACATCCTTTTTGGTGATCCCACCTTCAGGATCTACGAGTCCGAGAGACTTAGCTTCTGCTAATAGCTCTCTATAGCTTTTGTTGGATAAACCTTCGTCTCTCATGTATTTTAAAGTTTTACGAATAGTCTCCCCTTCTACAGCATCACCATAAATATCACGAAGTGCATTCTTTGCTAGATCAGCATCGCCGATGTTAGTAAAGAATGCATCGTGGATTGATGCAGTAGGTACTTTATTTTTACGCCCCCACAAATGAAATTGACGAACAAGTGTTGCGTCGTTCATGTGGTTGCCGTTAACCCCAGCGCCGATACCAGCTCTCTGAATAGATGACTTACCTAGGAGTTTACCATCTTCAGCTTGTGCTTCGTAAATGTTTGCTACTTTACGTCCGGACACAGGGTCTGTAAACTCTATACGCTCTTGTAAAGGTGATCTGTAAGCCGTTTGTTTGAGTTTCTTTCCGTCGAAAGTCACCCACGGTACATCAACACTCTCTGTTTCACGTACATAAGTTTTAGCTGCTTTGTTCCAAAATCTAACGAAGTCTAGAGTAACAGGTGCTCGTTCAGCCAAATGTTTTGACATGATCCTTGAGACCGCTTCAAAGTCTTTTGGCCCTACGATACCTCTACGGGTATCCGTTAGTTTGTTGACAAAATCAGAACTAGCAGGATGAATGTCTTGTGCTTGCTTTAATAAGCCACGACCCACAGGCTCGTTCTTATTTACAAGTTCAATAACTTCAGCCTTCATACCTCTTAACTGAGTAGCAGTTGCTTCAGCCCCGACACGGTCGGCTTGCTTGGCAGCTGATTCAATCTTTCTTGAGAATTCTGAAACTTCAGCTTTAGTGATTACTTGAAAGCCTTTTACATCAAGCACCTTTGAGAACTTAGCTTCGATGTTTGCGGCTTGGGTTGCATCACCCGCACCGTAGAACGACACCATGTTCTGTGCTTTAGCGGCTTTCGCCAAATCTTCCCAGTCAATATCAGCATCCCTTAAAGCAGGGATCTTTAATAACTCAGGGTCGTTTGCAGTGTCCATAGCTACAAGGTCATACAACCTGTTCTTTTTATCTGTAGCTAGAACGTTACTGTTAATTGAAATATTACGATCTCGTGTAGACAAGCCAATAATCTGAGCACCACTTGAGGACGCATCGTTTTCGATCATTAGCTGAGTCTTGTAAGATCGTAGTTTATTTACATCTGTTAAGTCACCGTTGGTGTGTTTATACACACGAGCATACTCAGTAGCTAGACGAGAGAACTTAGGAATCTCTTCACCTTCAAACTGACGTACTAAGGGGTTCTCTAGAAACTCTCTTACACGCCTGTCTCTCTGTGTGGGCGCTAGAACAAGGTCTCCTACTTCCCGTATCCTCGCCTCATTGCGAGCAAAGATGGCTCTCCTACCTGCCTCTGTGAGCGCCTCTGTGCCGGGTCCGATCATGGCTCCGGTTTGAATGCGTAGTTCATCGAGAGCTTTAGGTGAGAAGTTTACCTTACGAGCGGAGTTAAGGAAGGGTCGAACAGTCTCACCACCAGTAGGTGTCAGGTAACCTGAGTGATAAACACGACCACGACCATCAATCTGAGCGTTAGTTCTAAAAGGTTTACCCCGTTGCCTGTGCCACTTGGCAGTGGCCATCATGCCGTAACCCTGTTCACCACGTTGTAAGATAAGGTGACGGAATTCGTTTAGTTCGTCATACTTCTTAACATTACCACGAGGGTCACGGAAGCGAAGTAGCTTATCCATGAAGTCAAAGTATTCACTATCAACTTCATACTCAGTGTTCATAACCTGATTAAGCATGTTTGAGAAGTCACGATCAACCTGCTTCTTATCGAAAGTAGCCGAAGCACGGCGAGTAACAATAGAGGCTCCAGTTTCTTTACCACGGGCATCAAAGTAGTTTGTACTGTTAGCCTTGGCATAAAGACGGTCTCTATCAGAGACATTACCTAAACGCCTGGCAATAGTAACCCTGCGTTCTGCTTTTTGAAGCTCTAGCAGACCCTTGTCAATGACCTGAACTTCTCTTGAGAGTGTATCTCCCCAAGATCCAGAAGCGCGCCCTGTGTCAACGTCTACAACACCCCTGCGGACTTTACCTCGGAAGTTAGTACGAATAAGGTTCTGGTCAACCATAAGATCAAGAATACGGCTACCGTCCTTGTGATAGTCTTGCAGAGTATTCTTTTTAAAGGGGTTGAGTTCCAGGAACTTCTCGTCTTTATCAAACTTCTTACCGATGTTAATAGCCAAAGTGTCATAGTCGGTTGACTGACCGCTTGCTACAAGTTTAGCAGCCTTGGATATTTCGTTTAATGCCATGTCATCTGCAATAAGGGGTTTAGGTTTCTTTTTAGCCAAAGAAAATTCAATATCAAGTATTTGCCTTACCTTTTCACGACCAGCTGCATAGGTTCTTACTAGCCAATCATCAGAAGGTTCACCGCGCTTCTTAACGAAGTCATTGTACTTCTTAACGAAGCCGGGGGTAGCTTTATCTTTTAGCTTTTTGACAATACGCTTTTTAGTAGGGTACTTCTCAGTTAAACCTCTGAAGTATGTCTTTAAAGGTGCTCTACCAGAGAAGTATACTTTACGTGCTAACTTACGACCTTCGTTCTGACGCCATCCATCAATGAAACGCTGATCTTTAAGCATGTTCTTTTGTAGGTCATCAAGACTGTAGTAGTCACCCATGATTTGAACTTTAGGCGTATCATCTGTAGCAAAGCGGGAAAACATTGAAGAACGCTGACGAGAACGAGTATCTAGTAGTCTTGACACGTTCTGAACAGCAAAGCGGTTCTCAGCACGAACAATAGACCCAAGATCATCCCACTTAGTCTTGTCTTTAGCAAAACGTTCAAAGACAACACGTAGGTTTTCTGTAACAACTGTCTGTTGGTTTACTGAAACCTTACCTTCAATAGAACCTGCGAAGTCTTCAATAAAGTTCTTTTGTTCTGAGGAAAGAAGCTTAGAGTTACGTAGAAAGTCAGTACGTTCCTGAAGCAGAGTATAGTCAGGGTCATACAGTAGGTTATTCTTAACTTCACCAGTCATAGGATCAACAGAGAAGTTCCGTTCATCAAACTGATTACTAACTCGCCTACGACTAGCTTGCTTACCAACCAAGGATGTACCCTTAAAGTCAGTAAGAGCAATAGACTGGTTGTAGTCGTCAGAGTCTAGTAGGAAAAGATTCCTTAGCTCTTCTTTTTTAGCAGGGTTGTTTAGAAGCTGGTTAGGAGTGTTAGCAGTGGCTTTTAGGTTAACTTCTCTTACCTTTTGCCGGTTAGGATACACAGAAGTAATCTGAGCAGCTTTACGGCGTAGAGCAGAGATAGATAACCCCTTACCTTTTGATGTAACAAAGTCAGAAACCTTTAAAGCACCTGTGTCAAACAGATTAGCCTTTTCCATACCACCTAAGAACTTTGACTTAATATCTAAGGGCTGACCTCGTAACCAGTTAGTAAAACTTTGTGGTTTAGTAGGTTTACCGTTAAAGTCTAGTTCATTAGCTTCTTTAAGTTTATTCTTTTTGAGCTTAGAAGTGTCTTCTTTGAGGAGATCTTCTTTGCTTTTAATTACGGGTACAAGAGTACTACGACAGTTCCAATGTAATGGAGGGACAAACCTATCATCATTTACATCGTAAAACTTTCCGTTATGGTGTTGACAAGTAGGACTAGTTCTGCTATCAAGAATAGCAGTAAACACATAGCCAGAGATAATGTCTTTGTTCTGTTGTACTACTTTATTTAAGGCAGCACTTTGTGTGGATGTAATAGAAGTCCTTGTTAGCGTTTTAGCTTGATGCTCGGTTAACTTAGTTGTCTTCAGTACGTCTTGTATAATCTCGTTTTTACCAGCACCACGAGCTAGTCCGCCTTTAACCTTGGTCTGAATACGAACAAGTTCACCAGCAGAGATGTTTCTAATATTCTTCGAAATTGACTTGTCACCTTTAATTAAGGGACCTGTAACTTCTGCTAGTAGCTCTTTGCTACGAGGACGAGATGTCTTATAAAATTTCCTTACCTCTTTGTTGAGGTTGTCTGTGTGGAAGTCTAATGCAGCAGTAGAAAGCTCCTTAACGGAACCTGTCTGATGTACAAGTAGCTCACGACCAAAGCGGTTTACTTCTTTGGTTACGTCTGCACGTACATCGCCGCGCAAAAGATCTCTTAAATTCTTTCTATGGCGTTTAACGATACGCCTGTTTTGCAGCTGGACGCCCTCTTCATAGAGGCGAACATCAGCCGCGTTGTCAATGATCCTATCAAAGACTTTATCATTAGCACTCATTAGTTCTCTCCTGAGAAGTTAAAGGGTGGTGGTGCCAGTTGAGGGATTCGGACCCCCGTCTGCTGATTACAAATCAGCTGCTAAACCAACTCAGCTAAACCGGCGTTTGTGCGCGTCTCTCCGCGCCTGTCACCGTTATCCTTACGGTCTGGGGTAGGTAGCGACCCTACCATGCAACTTTATTCTTCAATATCTACTTGATCATCAGGAACCTGCTGTGTTAGCGGGTCTGTCTGAATCTCTTGAATTGCTTCTTCATCATCATAGTCAGCAGGAAGGAAATCGTTGAACTTAGCAATGTTAAGCCAAGTAGAACGGCTAATAAGTCCTGACTGATACCACTCTGAAACTAGACGCATAGACTCGTTACCACCTACCATTGGTGAGAAGTCACTTGATAAGGAGAACTCAATATCACGAGAACTGTAGTCTGTACCGTATTTCCAGTTAAGCATGAAAGCAATAACTGATTCCATTGTGGAAGATACTTTAGCGTTTAGTGTACCAAGCTGTGCTGTCTGTGAGGAGTTACGAATCTCTAAGGCAATACCTGAAGCGGCTTGTTCAGGTGAAAGCATCCGAATACCCATCTTAGCCATTTCATTAACGGTGTTGTCAATAGCACGGTCCATGTCTGATAGCGCAGAAGTCGGTGTTTCTAGAACACTAACTGACTCACCAGCACGTACACGTAGCCAAGTACCGAGACCAGCACCAACTAGTTCCTCGAACTCTTCGTCACTCATATCAGAAGATACAATAGGAGTGTAAGTTGCTGCACCATACAGTAGATGGTTACGACGAGATACTTTGTTGTAGAGTGATGCTTCACGATCGATGAGAGGCATTAGAACTGGCTCAACAGGATCAATATGACCGTTAAGGGGCCACGCAGGGATCTTACCTAGGCGTTCACCAAACTTCATTGGATAGACGGTATCATAAAGTTCAAAGCCTGATTCAGAGGCGCTCTCAGCATATTCACGAGAAATATCACCGTTTAGGACTTGAACATCGTGAGTTGAATCTTTCTTACGGTAATAGTTCAGAACTAGCTTACCTTCGTCATCAAGATAATGATCACATACAGTGTCAATATAATCTGGGTGCCACTGATTGTTTGAGTAATCTTCACGAACATAACGAGTAACAAGCCGTGTAAGAGTACGCTTACGAGTAATCGGATGCATGTTTGTGTGATAGTTAATAACATGCTCGGCCTTAAGAAGTACAGGATAAGGGTTTACCGTGTCACGCTCTTCAGGAGTTAAATTAAAAAATTGTTCGTCTGATACCTGTGGAAAATCAACATAAACCCAAGCGCGAGATGTCTGAAGTTCTTCCCATAAAGCCATGTCTAGGAAGTTGAACAAAGAACGACCATCAAGAGTAAAGTTAGTTTCAATCCACTCCATAGGGTCTGATGCTGCAAGGTTAGTTAATTCTTCAGGTAGTGTTAGTTGTGATCGCTTACGTAGAAGAGAACTAATCAACACACGAGCATACTGTGAAGTAAGTCCGGGGAGTTCTGCTTCAGAACGATAAAAGTCATACTGAGCCTGAGTCATGCTAGGGGAGAAGGGTAGCAAGAGGTTTCCGTATGAACGATCGATAAGATCATCGTGAGCCTTAACGTTAGACTGCCCTTGAAGGATAGCACGAGACTTTTTCCATAGAGGTGCTAAAGAATGATAAATGTCACTAGGATCAGCAACAGACCTCTTACGGTTATTAGATGGTTTACGTAATAAAGCCATTTAGTCACCTATGTTGGTTGTGAATGATAAATACATCTTAAAACATACAACAATCAAGGTATATGTTTTAGGATATATTTAAAGGTATATTTAAAGGGGTGAGGGGGTCCCCTCATTATGGGCCTCTATTTTTTGTGAGGAAAACCTACCGGGTAATCCCAGTAGGTTCCTCGTCAAGAGACTGTCAGAAAGTAAGTTTCTGTCTCTTATATCATAATGGGCCTCTATTTTAATATTTTTTATTCGGGGTACCAACGCCTCGTAAGTTCAAAGTGAGGTCCGTCTTGGAATGGTTTACGCCCTTGACGTTTACGCTCACGGATATACTGCTCACGGGCAATCTTGGCTGACTTATAGTCGTTTAGAGGTGCAAGCCAAGCGCAGCCCCATTTAACTTCTACTTTAAGCTCTTCGGCAGCCTTGTGGAAAGCTTCTGCTGCTTGGATGTAGTACTTCATATCCCAAGACACTTTACCGTCTACGTAGCAAACGATGTCGATAGCGTGGCCTGTAAGATGGCGCGAACGCATTGTCTTAGACTTCTTTTGAGCAACAAGCTTTTCTTGACGCTCGATAGTACGTAGACCTTCGGTAATACCAAAGTCTACTTTAGAGTGCGCTAAAGCCTGTTCACATACCTCTACTAGGTCTTCGTGTACACCCTCAAGGCGGTCTTTAGAACGCTTGCTAAACTTAAATCCAACAGGTTTTTCTTCAACCTCTAGTTTAGGCTTTTCTAGAAAGGGGTCTTTAGCAAATTTCATCTTTGAAAGTTTCATTTACTTCTCCTTAAATTTGCCCATCATCTTTTCACCAGAGCGGCCTACAATGTAGCCACCAACACCTAGCTGTAGAAGCTTCCAAAGTTCTTCTGGAAGATCAATCATTAGCATTTGGTCTGGATAGAATAGATTAATGACGGGAAAGAACAAATATTGAATTGCAATAATAGCAACAATAACTAGCATTAGAATTGGTCGCCACATAGCTGTAATACTATGTTTAGACTTTGCTTCTGCAAGTACAATTTCGCCTTTCATGCTTTCTAATTTACTAGCATGAGTTAGCAATGAAATATTTAATTCACGTTCAATGTCAATTTTCTTGTCCTGATCGGGGGCGATCCGTTTAATTAGATCCCCCACGATTGGAGCAAGCACTGGAATTAGTGCTGCAATCATTTTAAAACTCCTTACTGACCTATAGCCTGATAATGAACTGTTCTAACCACTTGTGTGCCAGAACTGTTAAAGGCTTGTAAGTCCATTCCTGTTTTTGTTAGATTTGTTACTACGACTGTATCACCACTTGAGCCACTGATAACGCCTGTACCAATGCGGGGAACAGTAGAGCCACCTACGCCACCATAGAAAGCGTTTGTAAAGGTAACACTAGTTGATCCAGAGGCTGGTACAGAAACTTCGTCAGATTGTACAAGGTCTTTCTTGTCAACATTAATGCCAAGTTCTGTAAATGTAATAACGTTGTTTGTTGATTCTACAGTAGCCTCTACTTTAAACTTAAAGTAACGCGCTGTGTAGTTACCTGCTGTAAGTACTTTCCAATCAGTATAAGTCACATTATCTTCTGATGTCTTAACATAGACGGTAATAGCTGCTGGCTCAATACTACCTGCAAATCGAGGAACAGAAGCAATGCTTGTGTAGTCCTTCATTGCTTGGTTTCTTTGAGTAGCAACAGCATTAAAGTCTGGAGTTAACCTGACAATGGTAGATTCGTTAAGGTTTACTGTGTTAGCAAACTCATAAGTCATTTCTGTCTGACCTGAGTTAAGTACTAAGTCCCCGCTAACAACTGAACAGTTAGTTTTAGTACCTGTAAATCCGCCAGTATTTTCATCAACTGTAGTAACAACATTAAAGTTAGGGTCAATGAATGTACTAATAAAGGTAGCAGCGTTAGCAGAAAGGTTACCAGAGGAGTCCTCAAACTTAATCAAATATGTTCCCGGTAGGGTCGGCACTGTTTTGTTAGTAACAGCGCCTGCAAGAGATTCCACAAGAGTAACAGATGACTCCCAAGAAGCAGAACCATCGGTTGAAGAAGAATAACGAATCTGTGAAGAACCGCCATAAACAACATCAAGGTCATTGTTAGCAGTTGGTAAATTCCAGCTTAGTGAAATGTTTTCACCGTTGAGGTTACCTGTAAAGCCTGTAGGATCTGAAGGTAAGGTTGACTTACCTGCAACAGTCTTACGAAGAATAACCCCTGTGCTTACAATACCCCTGAAAGAAACGGTTTCAATCTTAATATCGTAGATACCTGCCTCAAGGTCAAAGATTTCAGCCTCGTTAGTACTGCCTTTACCTACGTCTAATACATGAACGTAAGTAGAGTCAGCGGCAGGTTTAATAGAAACTCTGAATAGAAGAGGAGCAACACCAGATGTAGGTGAATCCCAGTTAATAATTAGTTTAGATTTTACACCTGCTGCAACGTTAGTATAATATAGCTCTTCAGCGGCAACAATATTAGCTACTTCTTCTGGCTCGTTTGTTACTGATACGTTAGTAAGTTCTACGCCATCATTAACAGAACCGAGAGGAGAAACACTTTCAAGCTCAAAATCGTAAGTACCATTTTCTAAAAACGGAATAAAAAACTCATCAGCCTGTGTTTCACCTATATAAACATAGTCCGAAGCAGAAGATAGCTTTTGATAAATCTTAACCTTTTCAGCATTAAAGTCTGTTGGGAAGTCCCAAGTCAGCTTACCAATGTTATAGTCTGAGGTATCACTACCTGCAACATATGCAACATTTTCTACATCATCTACTTTGAATTCTACAAAGTCTCTTTCCGCACCGGGGGCATTAACAGCACCATCCCCAACATTCCAAGCAAGGAAGTCCCAAGAGAAAGAGTAAGCTTCAATCTTACAGTTGAAATCGGAAGTGATAGAGATAGCTTGAACACGGTAAATCTCATCTGTTACACCAGCAACTGAACAAGTAACCTTAATTAAGTCACCGGGTTCCACTGTTAGACCTGCTTTGTTTAGAACAAATGATACTGAATTTTGCGCACGAGAAGCACGAACAATCTGTTCGGCCTTAGCCTTGGCGTGATAAGGGTCTGTGATACCGTCGATAGTGTCGCTACCATTGAGAAAAACACCGTTATCGTCGTCTAAGTAGGTTGTATAAACACTACTAGTACGAGCGGGCCAAGTAATACTGTCTTGGTTAAAGTCCTCATGCTCGTTTCTAAAAGAGATAGTAAACTGGTTAAACCGCTCATTAGCAGTATAGAAACCGATATCAAATGAATCACGAACAATATCCTCGTCGCCGAATACATGAGAAGGGTCTACTAAAGCCTCAAGTTCTGTTTGGTTGGTAGGGTAGTTGACACTTAGCTGATACTTGCCTTCTGAATTCCAAGTTAACTCTGCGAAGTCCATTGTAGAAAGGATTTTATTAATGTTATCACGAACAGTTTCTTGTGTGTCTAAAGAGATATTACATTCATATAAGGGAACGTCACGAGTAGGAAGAGTTACTACATTCCATTCTCCTTCTAAAGAACTTTCCCTGTCGAAACTACCACCCGTCTTTGTCCACTCATAATAAACATCACCTACTTTAAGGATCTTGTCTTCTAGACCGCTATTACCATCCGGATCAGGTAGTGACCCTGCTAATTCAACAGGTAGTGAACCATTTACTCGGCCTGCTACACTTTTTCCAGTAGCTACTGTAGTATCACATACGATAGCAGAAGCGCGGAAAGAAGGTAGATCTATTTCACTTTCAGGAACACCTGCCCCATGATTAGCGTTCATTAGGTAGTCAAGAAGAACATAAGCAGGGTTATTACCAATATTGTGGTTCGTACAACCTGAGTCAGTATTACCGTCATAACGCTCCGTGCTTACTAGAGTATTGGTTACGCTAACATACTTTAACTTCTTGCCTTCCACAAAGAACTGTAGGTTAGGAATACCGTTATATTGCGAGTTCTTACGGTCAAGACGGAACGCTGCGTGAGCATTCGCGAAACCAGTAAAGTTGTTTGTTGTAGGATAACCGTTTGCTGCTGCCATACTATCTGTGCCAGAAGAAAGACCATCTTTGTAAGCATGAATACGATGACCCTTACGCTTACCTTTAAAGTCCCTGTGAGTGAAGGGTTTAGAGTTAACATTAAGGTGCTTGAAATCATTAAGACCTTCTGCCGCTAAAGCAAGCTGAATAAAGAGATATTCATTCTTTTTACCGTCAATGCTTGATGCTAACTGACGGCTAAACTCGGTACCACCTGCGTCAATAGCTGCGTGTTCATAATCGCTAGATACAATAGGGTTGTTGTGAACACCACCTACCATTTGTTTACCATAAACAACAGGTGCCGTGGTTGCTTCACCACCAACGGTAAACCTAAAGCCACGGTTTTTGTCAGCAGCTTTCTTTGCTTTGTTAGCTTGAATTTGTTGGTAAGTAATAGACGCAACGGTTAAAACGATCTGCGCTACAACGAGTATTTCAACTCCTGTCATTAGATTTTCCCCCATTTTACTTCGACATCGTTCTTAAACATTTTGTCAAAGGAAGTGTCGGTCAAACTAAACTGATCCATACCGTCTTTAGATACAAACAACGGTTTTGTAGAGTCTAAGTCTGCCATAGGGGAAGACCCTTCAATAGCCGCGTACTTGTTCTCCATATTGTTGTTAATAGCAGGAGAGTCAACACGACCCTTATAAACAGTTACAAGATCACTTTCAGAGGTGTATGGCTGATCGTTACTATCAAAGAATCCAATCCGGATACGGATAGGCATTCCGATAATATTAGCTCGCATTTCATTCTGGAACTCATTACTCTGATCATCTAGGACAATCTTGTAAGGCGCTCGGTCAACTACTGTGCTGTTTCTTGGTGGTGAGATTTCAACCAATACAGAAGAAGACAAGTAAGTAGTAGAACCAATAGTTAAGTTTGTAGCATAATCTGTAAGGTAGTAATCAGAATTAAGGTTCAAATCAATCAATGTATAGTAGTCAACAAGACTTTCCGCTAAGGCAGTTTGTACGTTACTTGAAAAGGTTCTCATTACAATGCCTCGACTAAGCTAATAGTTCCCGCGTTATACATTACCCCATCTTGATAGGTAATACCTGCAACATCTGAAACATCACGGTAGTAAGTAATTACACAGGAGTTACCCCACTGTAGGAATGTAGAGGAGTTAATGTCGGCCTTTAAGGCAGGGTAGAAATCAACTGTTTGTGTGTTACCTGCGCCAATAGCCTCAATGTCTAGTTCTTCTTTTAGTAAGTATACTTTAGAATGATTAGACCATTTAACGAATGAGCCTTTAGGGATCTTACCCGAAGTAACAGATGAAACCCGAATTTGAATGCTTGTGGTACCGGCGGAATAACTCGCGTTAGAAGCAACGACACCTAGGGCGTTAGCTTCATCAGCAACGTCTTTAAGCTGTGGCATAATCATTGTGGCTGCGTTATCAATCTCATCGACTGTACCGATAAGAAGGTCCGCGCTTGATGAATTGTTTTGTACTTGAAAGGATAGCTCCCAGCGTTGTGCGCCTTGGGAGACCCTGTTTTGTTTTAGAGAGATAGACTCAGAAACGAACACAGGCTCATTGGAGCTAAATGTTATAGGTGCAATAATAGTATTGCCATTGTATGTGTAGGTAGCCATTGTGCTATACCCCTTGTTGTGGTCTAAATAAGAATAATCTGCGGCGTTCAATACGATTTATTTTAGGGCCGTAAGCCCATCCTTTTGTATCATCAACGCCAAGCCAAAATTTGTTATGTGCTATAGTAGTGCAAATAGACCTATCTGGCCCGAAATGTATTCCGATATCGCCACTTAAAACTAGTGAAGACTTATCCATAACTTCAAATCCTTCTGACTTAGCAAATGCGACTATTCCCTCATAGCCATTTTGCTTTAGTAGGTTTTGAAACTCCTTAGAGTCTTTAAACTTTGTAATAAAGCCTTTGTTACGGTCTTCTTCTTTCTTTAACTCACTAATATAAAGCTTAGCAAGAACCCAACAACAGTTGAAACCGGGGATAACTTCCCCGGCTTCTTTGTTGAGTACTTCAAGCTTGTCTTTAGTTTTCTCGATACATTCTTCAATAAACAAGTCTGAATAATACATATTAATACTCTTTATGGTTTTGTAGGCCACACAATATGGTGTGGGAATCCTTCTTGAGAGGGAATATTACGAAGCTCTAAGCGGTAAGTACGCCATTCTTCAGAAACCGCAACACCTTCTTCTGCTGCTTTCGTAACAACCCAGTCAGTTTCATTTAGTAGGTTATCACGCTCAGCACGAATTCCTTTAGCAGCACGATAGTCTCGGCTAGCTTCCCATTCGTTTTGTAAAGCATGATATTCAGCAAGTTCGTCACCTACTAGTTGTACGGTTTCACCGTTAACTCTTTTATAAACTAAGTCCATTATGATTTTACCTTATAAACAAATACACGACCGCTAGTGAAGTTACCCGCTGACATGTATAACCGGAAGCCCGCCGCTGCTGTGTTAGCTGCGTCATACCTAAAGGCGGTTTGAACTATTGTCGGGTCGCCGGTAATGTTACTGTGACCAACGCTCGCTATTCCAGAGGATCTTCGCGTAGCACCTGAAGGATCATACAGAGTAATAGTTCCATTAAAAGCACCGTCAGTTGCAACTTTTGACTGACCATCAGCATGAAGATGAACAAAACTATTAGTGTAACGATCGGAAGCTGAAGAGCTAGTACCTCTCAGCCCAACAAACCTGTAGTTACCTGTAAGCTCTGTGCTGCTAGAGTTATGAAACCTAAACCGCACAAATGTATTATCAGTAGCAGGTAAGATGTTATCCATAAAGATAAGGTAGTTACGATCACTGGTATCAAAGATGTTATCAGCGGATACTGAAGAAGCACCGCCGATGTTTGTGTCTGAAAAGACTAATTCAAGGTCGCCACCGAGGGCTGACGCATGGACACCATCGAGAGTGTCAGCATCTAGCCCTGAGCCTGAACCATCTACTGTCTTAATTGATGTTAGGATCTGAGCAGCGGTCTGATCAGCGGTAGCTCCTGACTCAATACCATCTAGCTTCGAACCATCTGAAGCTACGTCACGACCGTCTACTGTACCGTCTACTGTAATGCTGTTTTCAAAGTGAGCATTACCGTTGACATGTAAAGGTGATGTTGGTACAATATTGCCAACGCCTACCCCCGTAGCGTTAACAGTAAGGTTTTGAACACCACCTGCGGTTAACCCAAGACGATCAGCTGCTTGACGATACATACCTGTATTCGCGTCTCCGTTCCATGTATAAACAGGTTCAGTAGCAGAACCGCTCCCGATAGCTTTAATCGCATTAGTATTAATATAAAAACGAGCACTGCCAGCTGTAGAAAACCCTAGGATATTCTCGCTTGCACGGTATAAACCAGTATTAGTGTCTGAGGAGAAAGTATAAGAGGGTGCAGCGGCGCTACCAATACTTGCCTTTGTTGTTGTGCCAGATGTAGTAATGTTGTCTACAATTAAACGCCAAGTGGTTCCGTCATAGATATAAAGATCATAGTTAGTGCCTGAAGTAGTGTCTAGCCATAGTTTACCAGCAGCTAGGTCTGTTGTGGGCGCGGAAGCCCCTGCATGGCAGGTATCTACTGCTGAGAGGGCTTGCTCTAAAACGCCATCGTAGTTGAGACCAGAAAGGTTCTCATCTAGTGTGATTGAGAATTGTGCCATTATATTTCCTTTAATAGCCGTGTTAAGGGCTTACATAGTTAACAGTATCTTGTAGCTCACGAAGATAAATACGGAAGTCACTGTAGTCTTCTACGCCAGTGTCGATTAGATTACCAATCTTCTGTGCGTAGTTAAAAATAGCTTGTGTTTCGTATCCGTAGTTAATCTGATAGACGTAGCCAGCGTCGATACTGCACTGCGCCGTGCGTTTAGAAAGCTCAGCCCCGATGTTTTGGTTTAAGTATTCACTCTTGACAAAAATATGAGCAGGTACAACCAAAGATGAAAGAGTAGTAGGGACAGTCTCTAAAAAGCCAATAAGCTCTGTGTGATTAGTAAGATATAAATTACTTTCTACGCTAAACTGGAGGCGCAACCCAACGATTGCATCCCCGTCTTTAGCAATAGCATAGCAACAATGTGCTTTAGAAAGGATTGAATCAAACTCCATCTCTAGACTTTCAGTGTATCTAGGACTTAGCTCAAATATGAAATCCTTAATAGCTTGTTGATTGCTATCGGAGAAGTTACCTGTATGATATGTTATGACCATGTTAAATACCCGTTATGGTTGAAGCGTGGAAAGTTAGTCTCTGTACCGCCATCAAAATCGACAGTAAGAGTAGCTGTACCATCCGCATCGTAGAGTATCGCACTACAATTCCTATCTATATCAGCAAAGTCAGTAACAGGGGACGGTGTCCCGTTTATATCATTAGTCCAAGAGTTAGCAACAAGAATAACCGGCTGGCTTTCTGTAGTAGAAAGGCTAACATCATTAGCTGAGGAGTCATCCTTAACAAAACTATTAGCAGTTACTGTTGTAATAGAACTAGACGGAGTAAACGTGTACAAAGTAATACCCCCGCTTCCGCTAAAGGAAGTAGTAGCACTAGACTCAGCTCCCGCTATTTTATACAGGGTTCTTACTCGACTTCTATAATACTCAGTGCCGCTCTTTGTAGATTGGTTCTCAGTATCAATTTTGTTATTAAGCTGAGTAAAGCCAGTTATGTCACAATCCGGGCTTAAAGCACTACCTAAGTTTGAACGAGAGTCTGACATACAAGCAATAATAAGATCGCCTGAAGATGTACCTGTAGGGTAACTAATACTACTAGTAGCTGATGAACTGCTTTTAGCCACATATGTCAAGGTAATAACAGCAGAAGCACCATACCATTCACTAAATGACATTGTAGCACCAGAAGCCTTACTAATAAGGCCCCTGATGTCTGAGTCGTTAATAGAAGCATTAGTACCTGTTGTACCACCTGCCTCTATGTGAATGTCGTTTAAGGAGATTGCTCCACTTGATTGTAGGGCCATTTTATTCTCCTAACTTAGCTTTAAGCTCATCAATCTGTTTCTGTTGATCTTTAATAGCTTCAATAAGAACAGAAGTAAGCTTGCCATAGTCTACAGACTTGTACTCTTCGTTTTCTACTACAAGTTCGGGTAAAACAACCTCTACTTCTTGAGCAATAACACCTACACTAGCCTTACCTGTTTCTTTCCAGTCATAAGTTACACCACGAAGCTGCTTAACCTTATCAACAGCATTCTCGATAGGCTTGATGTTTTCCTTAAGGCGTTCATCAGAGTATGCTGTGACGTTACCCGTAGCAGTAAAGTCTCCTGTGACCTCTGCACCGCCAGTCTTTGTAGCAAACTTCTCAGACCCGTAGTGGTACATCTTAGCTTCGCCAGTAGAGCCATCAGCCATAAAGTAATTTGTAACGCCGCCTGAACCGTTGTCAGTCTGGAGGTATATGTCTTTGTCGTCCGCCGTGTTTTGTAAGTAGAGGTGATTGGTATTGTTGGTAATTACCCCGTTGCTACCGTTATGCTCTAGGATCAAATCGTTGCTAGCGCCAAGACGTATCTGTTGGGAATCGCCGAGGTAGACGTGTTGGCCCACAGACAGATCACTACCAACGAAAGTTGTTCCGCTCCCTAGGTTTAGGTAAAGAGGGGATGCAGCGCCGTTGTTCCTTGCTATGATCTCATTAGTATCTATGGCTAGATTTAGGCCAGCAGTAGACCCTGCTTGGAAAGCATGACCTGTAGAGGACAGAGAGGCGTCAGTGGTACTAGATGCATGGAGCGAACCGGTAACATCTACGCCAATGCTGCTAGTAGCAAGCTTGGCTGAGTTATCATGGTAAAGAGTAACAGCACCATTTTCTGAAGCCAGCATAACCTGTTCTGTATTGGCACTGTTCCTAAAGCTATAGGTGTTAGACCTAAATATTAAAGCACCCGCTCCTGTTTCAGCAATGTAACTGTTTCCGCCATCGTGATAGATGTCTAGGTCGTTGCCCGATCCAAGCCGCAATCTGCCGTTGTCACCGAGGTTGACGTTGCCTCCAACATCCAGACTACCATAGACATCCATGTTACCGGTGCCGTACAATGCCCAAAGCTCCGTAGCTACGCCGCCTATAGTGCCATCCACTGTAATTCGTGATGACCCGCCGGAATCATATTTATACCGGTGCTGGAGGCCATAAGTGCCAGCGTTAGTAGCTGCCCCTGTGTAGCTTGTAGTAGCCGCGATCATGTACGGCGCATCTTGGCTAGGAGCGTAGGTGACAACTTTTGCTGTAACTTCGTCGTTGGTCGTAAGTCCGCCAGAAATGTGAGCGCCATCACTCTGAGTGGTGACCTTCGCACTTCCGTAGTGGTACATCTTGGCTTCGCCGGTAGACCCATCAGCAACGAAGTAATTTGTAGTGGCACCTGACCCGTTGTCAGACTGGATATAAACGTCGCTGTCGTCCGCAAAGTTGCGTATGTACATGTGGCCGGAGCCATTACGGATGTCGGCGAAACTTCCGGTATGTTCAATAATTAGGTCGTTGCTGTTGCCAAAGCGAAGTTCTGAGTTGTCAGCAAACAACATGTTATACCCAGAATTAACATGAAAAGACCCATAAACATCAATCTCGCTTCCAAGGGAACCACCGCCTTGAATTTGAGAATCAATATTGCCAGCGGCGTCGCAGAACTCAATTCGGCTTTTATGAGTGTCGTCGACCACCTGAAAACGTAGTTGTGGGTTGCTACCGTCAATATGCAATTCTACGGCAGGGGCGTTGGTTCCAATGCCTACGCGGTTGTTTGTACTGTCAACGTGTAGAGTAGTGGTGTCTACAGTTAGGTCGCCCGTGATATCAACGCCGGTGCTTTTAGTGTTCAGCTTTTCAGACCCGTAGTGATACAACATAGCCTCACCAGTAGAGCCATCCGCAGCGAAGTAATTCGCAATACCGCCAGAGCCGTCGTCGGACTGGATATAGACGTCTTTATCGTTTGCCGTGTTAGTTAAGTAGAGGTTATTGGTATTGTTGGCAATTATCCCGTTGGTGGCATTATGCTCGATGGTTAGGTCATTGCTAGCGCCAAGAAGTATCTGATCGTTATCACCTAAAGAAAGGTTACCTGTCATAGTGCCGCCAGTTGTCTGTAAGAAGGCACTTGCTTCAATACCGTCTACTGTATCAGCATCTAAGCCAGATCCTGCACCATCGTTACCAGTATGCCAGATGGTTCCACTTGATCCATTGAGAGTGTAGTCGCTAGCGAGGGTTGAGCCGCCGTCTATTGAATAACCAAATTTTAGGCTGGGTTTTTGGTTATTAGTTTGAGATACACTAGTTAAAAAGTTTCCAGAAGCTGAGCCGTGGAAAGTGTAATACTGATTACCGTCTCTACCAAACTTTAAATTTGTAGACGGGGTGCTTGAGTTGTGAGACGAAACAAATGTACCACTGTTTGTAATTGTTCCGCTGAAGCTATCATTAGCATCGCTGCGTAAGAAGCTAGTGGCCTGAATGCTAT